CAGTCCAGGGGTAGGGTACAGGGCAACAATACCGCGTTCGCCTGGCTGTTTAGTCGGGTCGATTTCGGGGTAAAAATTGATGCACTCCTGGTCATCCTGGTAGATTGACCTAGTGGTGTACGACGCACCGACAAAACCAAAGTCAGGCATTAGTTAAATCCCCCGTCTAGGATAAACGCAGCGTCTTTTGGTCTGCCGGTCATCAACACGTCAGGGTACTTTGACACTTGCGGCGGTTTCATGTTGGTGCGCTTGATTGTGGCCTTTGCCTGGGCAGCGTAGGCGGTGATCTGACCCACCTGGGTTTGGTTCACTTTACCGTACATTGGCATCAATCGTTCAGCCAAACACCAACGCAGCGCCATGTTGTAGCCCTGGGGAAACTGGATCGTGCCGTACAGGTCGCCAAATTCACGGAAAATGGTTTGCGTGAACAGGTGCAATTCGCCCTGGGCGGGGTTTGGCCAAACGTAAATCGTCCCCAGCAGTTCGGATGGCTGGTAATAAATGGCTTTTGGCCATGGGCCGTTCAACGACTTCAAGCCGATGGATTCGTATTCTTCCAGGCTCAAAATGCTGATTGGGTAGTCCAAGCCGCCACCGTAAATGGGAACGCCGTTGGAAGTCGTATTCACGCGCACAAAGGCCGATTCAACAGTCAATGGGCGTTCGTAGTACGCGGTGATGGATTGGCTCACCACGGGCGTTGTATGCGGTCTGCTGACGGTGTATGTGCCACCTTCGTTGACGTTGCCGCCAGCGCCAGTCCCAAAGCCCACAATGGTCGTGCCGGACAGCACACCAGGGCCAGTCAGGGTCATGCCCATGGTGATGGCGCCGGACGTTACTGCGTTGGCCGGAACGGTCAAAGTCGTGCCGGTGATCGAACCCGTAAACGCTGCCCCAACATTACCGCTTGGGCCGATGGTGTACTGGATTTGGTTTTGCACACACGGGAACACGATTTCGGTGCGGTAAAACACCATCATGTTTTCGTTTGACCATTGGGCGATCATGTCGTTCAGCATATCCAGCCCGTCCTGGGCTTCGTCTGCTGTCGGGTTTTCGCCCGCGGCCAACGCGCCAATGTCTTTCATGGCGCGGGTGATGATGTCGTAAGGCGTAGTCATGGCGACCCCTTAACAGTCGATTGCGTCAGCAAATTCAGGCAAACTTTTCAAGTGCATATAGGCTTGCGCGATTGCGTTGTTGCCTTCAAGCCGGTAATCAAATGAGTAGCATCGCACTTGAATTGGCTTTTTTGTGTTTTCAGCCGACACGAAAACATTGACCGTTGCGCCAGCCATTTCGTTTTTTGCGATGCTGACGTTTTCAACGCGAAAATATGCTTCGGGGGCGGTCAAGCCTTCAACAGTTTGAAATGATTTTTTCAGTGCCATGATTTCTCCTTACGGGTTGCCCCAAAATGTTGCTGTAACTTGCAAAAAGTCCGTCAAGCCAGTGCCAATTTTATTGGTCAAGATGCGATAGTTGGCTGTTGATTTGTTGGTGAAGTTTGTGATTGTTCCAGGTGTTCCAGAAGAATCAACGTTTCCAGCCAGCGCCGCCGTATAGTTGGCATCGTCGAACGTGCCCAGGCCAAAATCAATTCGGTAGTCACCAGCGCCAACACGCACTACGCCGTTAACGTTGTATGCAGCCAAAACCACAATGGCCGCGCCGTCCCAATAAAACGTCACCCAAGCCTTGGCAATTCCGTTGACAAGGTTTCGGTTGTTGATGCTCAAAGACCATTTGTTGGTAACGCCATCAATTTTTTCGATGACGTTACCCGTTCCGTTGTCTTGATACGGGCCATCGTTAGACAGCCATGTGTTGATGCGGTTTGCCCTTGATTGCAAACCCAAAAACAATTCGTAGTCCGTAAACGGCGATTCGTTATAGCCGCCAAAAACGTAATTTTCATACCCTTCAATCAGCAACGAATACGCTGTATCGCTGCTGCCTGGCATTTGGTCGATGGCCTGAATTACGTTGTTGCTGAACGTCGATCCGGCGCCATACTGGCCATATTGCGAAATGCCAACCTCTGCGGCCGACACTTCGGAATTGTCGATGACGCAAGCATAGGACGCGGAACCGTCGCCTGGGGCAATAAATTCTGGATTGTCCAGCGTAAAACCGTAACGCACACCAGCGCAAAACACTCTGCGGCAAGTGTTGACTTCGCCGCCACAATAAGCGGGATTGCTGCCCCCGAACGTGCCAAACGAAACGCCATATCCTTGGCGGGAATTGCCTTGGTTTGTAGGCTGCGGCAAACTGCTTGATACGCCTGTTGGGTAGTTGCCAATATAAACGTCTTCAATTAACGATCTTGTGACGTGCCGGAATTGAAAAGCAACCTGGTAATAGTTGCTTGGGTTTGCAACGGTTGGATGGCGAAAAATTACGCCCAACTCCCGCACGGTTACGCTGTCAATATAAGCATTTGGCCCCGACGGGTTTACCTGTCTTTGAAAAATGTTACCCCCAACAGGCTTCGCAACCAGTTGGGTGTTGTAGCGGCCATCACCAAAGACAGTTAAGCCAGCCACCACGTTGATGCCAACGGCGGGGTCAACCAAATACAAACCTTGCGGAAGATAGACAGCGCCGCCGCCAGTAGGCACGGCATCAATTGCGGCCTGGATCGCCGCGGTGTCATCGGCAACACCATCGCCAACCGCGCCAAAATCCAGGACGTTAAAAGGCGCCCCGTTAATCAGCGAATAAGATGCTTTTGTAATTGCCATTTCAAACCTTTCAATTTGCTTTGACCTGGGCAAGTTCAGCCTTGACCAAATCCAACTGTGTTTTCAATTCTTTGATCGCTTCAATCAACGGCGCAACAAGTCGGTCATATCGAACGCTCTTGATGCCCTTTTCATCGGTCACCACAATTTCAGGATATTGCGCTTCAACCTCTTGCGCGACCACGCCAACTTGGCGTCCTTGATCGGGCGTCGATAAAGGCTGCTCAATAAATTCAAAATTGACGCCGCGGATGGCGCAAACTTTATCAAGCGCACCGGTCAACTGTTGCACATTTGTTTTTAACGTTGCGTCTGAAGTAGAACCACCCGAAGTGGTCACCAAATAGTAACTGCCCGTAAATTGATAAAACCCACCGTTGGCAGCATCAACAATATATTGGCCAGAAGAACCTGGGCGCGAACCCGTGCTGTTTGTAAAAACAAAACTTGACGCGGTAACGCTGCCGGACAACGTTAAAGATGTTGACCATTGCGGGGCGCTGCCCGATGAAGTTAAAACCGTGTCTGCCGCACCGATTCCCAATTTTGACAACGTGGTTGATGCCGACGCATACAACAAATCGCCGGTGGTGAAAGATGAATTTCCAGTTCCGCCACGGCCAACAGCCAACGTTCCAGTCCATCCTAATGTCAACGATGCCGCATTCAGCAACGCCGTGCTGGCGCTGCCGCCAAGGGTCAATGTTACGTTGGTGTCGTCTGTTTTTGTAAGGGCTGCTGGCGCAGTCCATTGTGGCGCCGCGCCGCTGCTGGACATATACGTGCCGGATGCGCCAATGCCCAACTTCGACAATGCTGTGCCGCTGGCGTAATAAAGCATATCGCCAGCGGTGTACGAAGTCAGCCCCGTGCCGCCCGCGGTGGTTGGCGTCGTCTTCCAGCCAATCACCTGGATGGCGTTGGCGTTGTCTTTGTAGAACAGTTTGCCGTCGGTGATGTTGATGGCCAATTCTGAACCCAACGTGCTGTTGGTCAGGTTGTTAACAGCGGGCGCATTGCTGGCCGTGCTGCTGCTGTAAATTAAGATGGGTGTGTAGCCTGTTTGCGCCATGGCGATTCCTTACGGTTCAATCCAGCCCTGGGCGCGAATTTGCCCAAGGATTCGCTGTGCGGCCAACGGGCCGTCAACCCAGTAGTACATAAACTGGCCAATCGAAAAATTGATGTTCAAAAATGCCATTTGCGTGGATGTACCAGCCGTTGCATTTTTGTAATATGTGTGAACACCAATTACATGGTTGCTGCTGTCGTGTGAAAAGTTGGTGTAAATGTCACCACCGGCGCTGGTCGATGTGGACAACGCGCTTCGCATAATGATGCCGCCAGCCAACGGGGAAACGTAACCGCCCCACATGACCTTATTGCCAGGCGGCCCAGCAACAGCGCCAGCAGCAACCCAATTCGGGTCTTGGTTGTCGCTCATGTAAGACATGGCCATAATGCCGTTGTCTGCGATGTTGTACGGGGCGCTTCCTGAATCGTTGTAAAAACTGCCCAAATAGCAGTAATGGTCAAAACCTGGCGGCGCGGGCAACAAATAATCGTATGCGCCAACGCTGCCAATCGCGTTCAATGTCACCGTGGTGGTGGTGTTTGCGGTGATGGTTGTCACGCGCCCCGAAAACCTGTTGTTGCTTCCTTCATTGATGACCAGGCATTCAACACCAGCCAACGAATTGGCGCCCCAGGTGTAAGTTGCTGGGGTGATTGTGTGACTGTTTTCACCGCCGTAATTCAATGTGCAAACCGATCCAGCAACCGATCCAACGCGAATGAACGGCATCAATTTATACGTCACGTCGGTGTCGCCATCATCAGCGCACGCAAACACCGCATACCAGTTGTCGGTTTCGGCAACGGTTTCAGCGCCCAAATCTGTCACATTGCTGACAACGGCGCGGTAAGAAACGCCCGAAGAATACATTGGGGCGCGTTTCTTTTTGTAGTTGCCCATGAAGCGGAAACCGCCCATGATGATTTCGTTAGGAACAATTACTTCAACTTCGGTTCCGCTGTAATAGTTGATGCGGCCACGTTGCATTCCGGACGATGACAGCAAGGCGTCAGACAGCGAAATTTGCGCCCCTTCGCCAGTTGGCGTTACCTTGGCTTCAAAGTTGCCGCTTGCGTCAATGTCGGTGGAAATTGTGACCGTGCCGCCCGAAATGGTCACGCCGCCAAAAGAGAAAAAATTGCCGGTCAATGTGCCGGTAATCAAATAAGTGCCAGCGGGGACAAACACCGCCTGGGGGTCTGCTGCTGCCCAGGCTGCGGTGAATGCTGACGTGTCATTCACCACGCCATCACCAACAGCGCCAAAGTCTTTGACGCTGATAAATTCCGCAAGTTTGTTTTCGACGTTGGTTGCGACGCCGCCAACAAACGGCGGAATATAAGCCACGTTTTCGGCGTTGGCCACGTTACTGGCAACAGGTGTTGCGGTCGTGAATTTAACCGCCGCGCCAACGTGCAAACCCGACACAAACGTCACGGTGTCGCTGTCGGTTTCCACATAAGCATATGAAGCGCCAGGGCCGTATTGGTTCACGCCATCCACAAACACCGACAAATTGTTTGTACCTGGCAAATATTGCATGGTGGTTAGGTTGAACACAGTTTGGCCAGCGGTGGCCGTTTGAATTTCCTGTTGGGCGGTGTATGCAATAAAGTTGGAATTGATGCCGGTCAGGTTGTCGTAGGTTCCAATCAATGTGCCAACGGAATCCTCAACCACAAATTTGTAAGTAATGCCATCAGTCAACCAAATTTCACCGGTTGGGACACGACCAGCGCCGTCCAAAACAATTGGGTTGCTGTGGGCGATGTTGCCCGCGCTGGTGGTGTAAGTCGCCGCGGGCGTGGTTGTACCCGCCAGGTAGGTGTAAATCTTGCCACCAGCCAGCGGGTCGCCGTTGTCGTTGAATAGTTGTGCGGCAACGCCGAAAACGGGGGATAAGTTGACTGCCATGTTTATTCCTCAAATTTGGGTGTGAACACCTGGGGCGCCCAGGGCAGCGGGCGGTCTTCTTGTTCCACCACGTTGACCATTTGTTCAGCCAGGCGGGCTTCAATCATGTTTTTGCCGTCGGCCATGGTTTCGGCTTTGATCCACTCCACGATCATGGGTTCGGTCACCTGGTCAAACGGTATGTTCATTTTAAGTTCACGAAAAAACCAATTGCCTTCCGTTTCAACGGTTGCAAACTGATTTTCAAGGCGGGCAAAATACCTAGCCTGGGTGATTAAATCACCGTCCGTTTTGATGCCAAGGATTTTCCAGGTTGTATTCATTAAAAGTTGCCCCCGCCAGTTCCACCCGTTGCGGTAAAAATACCTGTGGATGGATTAAATTTAAGTTTAGTGGATGACACCTTCGCGGGCAAGTTTCCGGTTGAATTAGTTACCCAAACAGGGTAGTAATCCGCGTTTGTTGATGTGTCGTCAGTAATTCCGATGTTTGCTGCGTTTGTTGCGTTTGTTGCGCTACCGGCTGATCCCGCGCTACCGTCAATTGAAACACCGGTCAAACTTTGACTGGCGCTGCTGCGGTTTAACGCAATCGCTGTCGTGCCAATGTAAACCGTGGAATTGCCCAGGACGGCCGAAGGGATCGTGCCGGACAATTGGCCAGCCGGAACGTTAGTCAGGCTGGCGCCCGATCCGCTGAACACCGTGGCCAACAATGTGCCGGTGGACGGGTTAAATTGAAATTTGGTGGACGACACATATTGTGTTGTCAGGTTTCCAGTTGTCTGATCTGCAAATAGCGGATACCTGGTTCCGTTTGTGGTCGTGTCGTCGGTGACGGTTGCGTAAGCGGTCGGCGTCACCCAGGTCGGGGCGCTGGCGCCATTTGACTGCAACACCTGGCCAGCCGAACCGGTTGAACCGGACACCGCCAACGTACTGCTGAAATCAATTGTTGTAAATTTGCCTGTTGATGCCGTAGTCGCACCAATCGACATATTGTTGATCGTGCCAAGGTTTGTGGGGGCAATTTCAATTGAACCCGAACCGGTTGGCTTCATGTGAACGTGGCCGGTTCCCGTGGGGCTTATGTCAATTTGCGCGTTTGCGCCATTGATGTTTGTGGAAACATTCAATGCAAGGTTGTCACCACCGCCCGCACCCCAGGACAATTGACTTGTCCCGCCAGCATTACGCAAAGCGCCGCCAGCACTTGTGGCGGCGTCAAAATACGGGCCAACAAACTTGGTTGTGGCCGTGATTGTTGTGCCTCTGACTGTGTTGGCCGTCGTGCCGCCAATTGCGGGCGGTGCGCTTAAATCCAACGTACCGCCCAGCGTCAAATTGCCGCTGGTGGTGACCGTGCCGGACAGCGTAATGCCGGACACCGTACCCGTCCCGCCAACCGACGTGACTGTGCCGACCGTGGGCGTTGCCCAGGATGGAACACCGCCAGCCAAGGTCAACACCTGGCCATTTGACCCAACGGCCAAGAATCCGGTGGCGCCAGCGCCCGTTTGATAGGGAACCGAACCCAATGCACCGCCAGCCAAATTTGTGGCCGTGGTTGCCGTTGTGGCGCTTCCAGCGGTGGTTGCCGTTGCGGCATTGCCATTGATTGATCCGGTGATTGTGTTAGTCACCGTCAAATCCAACAACGTGCCAAGGCCCGTAATGCCGGTGTAAGCGCCGCTGATCCTGGCGGTGTCAATGGTTCCGCTGGTAATTTGACTTGCGGCAACGGCAATGCTGGTCGCGGCCAAGGCGGTTAATTGGCCCTGGGCGTTAACCGTCGCGGTCAATGTTTGGCTGGCGCTGCCATACGATGCAGCCGCCACGCCGGTGTTGGCAATGCTGAACGTCGTACCAATCAGGGATAACCCTGTGCCCGCTGTGTATGTGCCCGCGCCCGAAAACTGCGTCCAAGGCATGGCGGTGACGCCGATTGTGCCGGTCGATGCTGCGGTCGTCACCCAACCGGTGTTCAGCAATGACGTTCCGGCTTCAATGAACGTAAACGCGCCTGGCACTTCCGACCAGTTGTTCATGTCTGCGGTGCGCGTCCAACCGCTGGCGCTGGCTGCATAAATGCCGTTTTGCGCCTGGTTGGTTTGATTTTTGACCAAAATGCGGTCGCCCGCGGTCAATGTGGATGGCCAATCGCCACCAGCCTGGGTCGCCAAGCCGGACAACGTAATGTTGTTGGTGGTCGTGTACAAACACGACGCTTTAATGTCCAAACCTTGGGCAACCGAATCAACATATGCCTTGTTGGCCACATCAGCGTCCGCGGTTGGCGCTGCGGCCACCTGAACGGTTGTGAAATACGCTGCTGCGGGGGTGTTGCCACCAATCACCGACGAATCAATCGTCGAATTCGTAATGGTTAACCCTGATTGTATTGGGTTAATTGGGGCAAAAAAAGGCGTCCCCGCGGGGCCAACAAAATATTGCAGCGCAAACGTTGGTTCAGGATCAAAAACACCCTGAACCGGTACGATGTTGATGGTCTGTTTGTTGGCGACCTGATTGGTCATGGTTTACCCCGCGGCCAACGGTGTCACATAGCATTCGCCGTTTGCAGCCGTGCCAATAATACGGATGTAAAACGTATTGCGCGGGGCTGGAACCACAATCGGGTAATTCATTGTTGGGGGCAAAATGATCCCAGGCGTTGAATTTCCAGTCGTTGGAACAGCGGGTGTTGACGTGCTGGCAGCCGTGGTTCCCAGCGTCACGACAACGGACGCGCTGCCGGTGTTAATCAACGACACGTAATTGTTTTCAACATTCGATTTGGGTTCGATTGCCAGGGCGGTTGAAGCGGAAGCCGGAACCGTAATTCGGTAGGTCGGCCCATTTGGTCTAAAACTTGGCAGCATATTCGTTCCCCTTTCTTGGGAAATTATAAAGTTTCAAAAGGAAAAAGCCACCCCTTTTGAGGGCGGCTTTCCCGATTATTTTTCCATCCGATTAAGGAAGGAAAGTTAGGTCGTAACCGTAAATGAACACGTCAGCGGTGGCTGCTGCGCCCTGTGCGGTTGTGCAACGGATGTAAAGCGGTGTGGTCGATACTGCGTCTGTGGACGTTGCAGCGGTCACAACCACTTTTGCCGTGGCGCTGTTGCCGGTCAAAGCATAAGCCGTTTTCACGGCTGTGCCGGTTGCGCCTGGGCCTGTATAAACGGCCAATTGGGCCGTGGTCAGGTTGATGGACGCATTGGCAACGATGATGCTTTGAACGCTGACACTACCACTTGCCAAAATGGGGGCAATGGTATCTGCGACTGCATTCAAATCAACGCCCTGGGCCGATGCAATCAGGCGTAGCGCCTGGTTGGTTGCAAGGTTTGAGGGGTGATTACTAGCGGTTACTGCTGGGCCTGGATTAGACATGATCTGTTTCCTTTCTTGGTTGTCGGTTGATGATTAGGCTGCAACGCGGCAAGCAAGTTCGGGGTACAAAGGCGCCCAACCGTACAGCACATCCAAACGGGTTGGGATGCTGTCGTTGTTGATCGTGTACTGACGAACCACGCGAATTGACAAGCCAAGTTCCTTATCGGAAGCGCGGCCAGCGAAATGAACGCCATCAGGCAATTCCAAGTCAGCAGTTGCCAACGTGAACGCATTGCGGTGCATGATGATGTTTTGTGGGCTGACTTCGCCGCTGTTTGCGAACGGGGTCACCACGGCGGTTGCGCTGGTAGCAGTAACAGTCACGTTTTGGAATTGACCGCCGGTGATGATGGCGGGCGAAACGGTTACTTGTGTGCCAGGTGAAGTTGCAACGCTGGTTGTGGCAGTCACAACGAAGTTGCGAAGTTTGCCTGAACCGTAGGCTGCGCGGCTTTGTGGGTTAACTGCATACACGCCAGCAATTTGGATCACGTCGCCCTGGTTCAAAGTCAAACCAGCGGATGCAACCAAAGTGATGGTGGATGTAGAAGCCCAACCGGTGGACAACGAACCAGTAAAGGTCGAAGTGCTGGTGGCCAAAGTTCCGGTGTAACTGCCGAAAGTTTGGTTTACAACGTTCTGATCCATTTTCCAGTTCATGCCGCCCGAATCACGGCCCATAAGACCTTTTTGGAATTGGGTGCTGACTTGGTTTTGTGGATTGAACAAACCTTTGAGGCTGTCAACGATAGTCGCGCTGGTGAACGGCTCAATAATGCAAGAACGACGACCATCGCGTGGTGCGCCTTCAGAATCAAGGTATGCCTGGCCGGTCAAATAAGTGATAAGACCAGTTGGGGGCGTACCAGCAGTTCCAACGATGTTGGCGGTATTGTTTTTTGCCATCGAAAGACCGTCAAAGTCAATCTTGTTGGCAATAGCAGCAATGGCCGGTTTCAACACGCGGTCGCTGAACATATCAAGCGACAACGCCAAATCCTGGGTCGTGAATTGGGTATCCACGTGGAATTGGGTTGACAGCGTGACAGGGACGCTAGTTTCGTTGAAGTCTTCAACGTTAAGGGCGGGGCCGGTAGTACCGATGAAACGACCAGGACGGCGAACGTTCAGCGTGTTACCAATTTTCGCGCCAGTTACAGCAAATTGATCGTCATACTCGCGGTTTACTTCGCTTGTAAAAGTCAATTCGTTTTCCAAGACCATCAACGCTTCGTTGGTGATCTTGCTAATGGTAAGCAAATTGTTGGACATGATTTTTTCCTCAAAAATGGGTTAAATGTCAGCG